AACTCAATATGCTTTGAAAAATCTTTCCCTGCTAATGATACATTTACAAATGTATTTTGTTCATCCTCATTAGCTTCATTTTCGTTAACTACTTTTGCATCCCCTGCAACAATTTTTGTGTGTTTTACTATTGAGATTACAGTACCAGTTCTTAAAACTTGGACATCTTTCAATAATGGATGTTGTTCTTCCATATTAGTATAAATTTTATCTTGTAATTCTTTTGGGATTACTTCTCCCGAATTTTGAGTTGTATGTGTATAAGCTCTTTTTTCTGCTTCTGTTAATTCTTCCCCTAATAGATTTTTCAAGAAAGCATTTCTAAACAAATTTCTAGTTTCTTTGTCATCTTCTGAATTTTTTTCTTGCTTACCAAACTCTTTTATAACATTTCCTCTTCCTTGAGCAATACTTGATAAAAGTTTACTTCTCTTTTCATCTCTTTCTTCTAATTTTCTTTTTTCTTCTTTTAAGTCTTCAACTTCTTTTGTTAGCTTGTCAACATCTGCATTTTCATCTTCTAATTCAATTTCAATTTCTGCAATTCTGTCTAAAATTTCTTTCATTGTTACTTTCATATTCTTTTTTTACTCCTTTACTAATTCAATTAATAATTTTAATTTTTTTCTTTTTCGCTCATTTTTCAGTCTCTCCGCCTTAATTTTGTCAATCACTCCGTCTCCAAAATTACGAGCATTTATTTCAGTATCATTGTTGGCTGGAATTCCAACAGCTGATACATCATAAACTTTTTTGATTTTATCATGGATAATTGTTCTTGTATTGTTATCAAAATGATATTCTCCAATCTTGAAACTCCATGACATTCTTGTTACCAGTCCACTTTTTATTTCTCTATACATTTCTTTTGCAGCTTCACTTGTTGATAAGTCTGCTTCTACAAATAAACCCTCATCATCAAGTTTTAGCTTAAGAGTTCCATTGCTAGTCCTAGCAAGAACTTTTCCTGTATGATCATATAAAAAAATGACATCAGATAAATCTGTGTCATCAAATGAACTCTTATTAAATTTTTCTCTAACCTCTCCCTCTTCGTTTTCAAATAAAACGTAAGGTTTAAATTTTGCAGCATATCCTCTTACAATGAAATCTTCTTCGTTTTCATTTGGTTTAAAGTCTTGTACTTTTCTAAACTGCCTATTATCTAATTTCTTTTTAGGTATCATTTGTTTCCCCCTGACTTTGCATTTGTATATTTTGATCTAGTTGTTTAACCTCTGCATATTCTTTTCTGATATAGTATTTGTTTCCGTCTTCTGTTGGTGCCATATTGAATATTTCTCTACCTTGATTTCTTGTTATGAAACCTCTATCAAAAAGTTGTGTTGCAGTTTGTAATTTTTCTTGATTGCTTAAATACTGTAATCTATTCGCCGTAAACAAAATTGCATTACCAAATGATTGTTGTTTTTCGGTAAAAGTCAAATTTGTATGAACCATTGATGCTTGAATTGCAAAAGGTTCAATCTTTCCCTCATAGTATGCACTCCATTCATCTGAATTGAACTTGTTTTGTAAAATGTTGTCATTCGTTCCAAAATGTGTATATACATTTTCTTTTATATCTCTCATTTGATTTGCATCTATTGTAAAAGGTGTAGATACTATTTGTTTTACTTCTTTGTACTTCTGGTCGAAAATCATCAATCCTGTTTTATTGTCTTTAGATAGGTTCTGCTTTGCAAATCTTTCTTTTTCTTTTTCTAAATCATCATCTCTTATTACATTTGCTAATTGAGCCATAAATCTAATTGCTGCACTTGATTTTATTCCCTCAATGATGCCTTGATTTTGAGTATCTAAAAGTTGCATAGTTGGTAACATACATTTATTATCTTCTCCAAAGAAATCATCTTTAAATTGAAATTGATTTAACATTCCAATCTTATCATATTCTATTGCAGCTCTTCTTCCCATAAATGAAAATCTAACATACAAATCCCCTTTGTATTCTATCAATTCAACATTTTGAGGATAAATCGGATAAAATCCATCTACTTTTTCAGTTAAGACATCATAACTTGGAACTATAAAAACATTGTTTGTAACTTCTCTAATTGTTGCAAGTCTATACAAATATTTTGCAGTATCTATATAATCATTTGCCCTTGTCTTAATTTTTCGTGCTAATTTTTCATTTCCCATTCCTTTTACTTCTATGTTAAGTTTGGAACAATGAGTAGCAAACGAGTGAATAACACTTCTTGTTAAGTCCATTTCATAAACTGACCCCTCAAAAGTACTAAACACCGGAGTATATGAGTTTAACAACTCAAAATATTCTCCTATTAGTTTCTCAGGATCTTTTTTCTCTCCCTTAGGTTTGAATACTTTATCAAATAATCCCATTTCTTCTCCTTTTTTAAATTAAGTTTAAATAATCATCTTTGTGATTTTTGTATGTTATATAACAATCTAACATTGATGCAGTTCCATCTATTCTTTTTAAGCTAGAATATCCTTTTTTAGGTTGAATATTCCCTTTGTTATCTTGTTGAATAACTGTATTTCCTAAACACCATTTTGTTACAGGATTGTTATTAAAATTAATTCTTTTAGCTTTCAAATCCGCTTCCAACTCTTTCATTGGATTTGATAAAGTTTTGAAAACCTGCCTTATTTCTTCAACAGAACTTTCTCCATAATTTTCTCTATACCTCTTCATTAGAAGTTCAGCTCCCCAAGCATCAAATCCATTCCATATTTGTACAAAATCATTTTCAATCGCAAAATTATATGCCCACTCCCACAAAAACTCTACATCAATTTTGTTTCCTGGACAAAATGTTACATAACCTTGCTTTTCCCATATATCATAAGGCACTTTGTCATTGTGGATTTTCTTTTCTGCAACATCTTCTGGTATGAAAAAATGTTGATAAATATAAATATCATCATCATTTTGAACTCTAAAAAGAAATGATACACAAGTTAAGTCTGTTGTACTTGAAATATCCCAACCACTTATGACATATCTAGGCTTTAATTTCTTTATATCAAAAGTTTTTATATTTGTTATATCTTCCAAATCTAACCAGCTTTCAGTTGATGTTTCTCTGATGTTACAGTTTTTTATTAAAAATGTTTTAAGATACATACCTGGATTATCCATTGCTCTTTGCCATTCATCTCTTAATGATTGCTCATTTCTAATAGTACCAAGACCCGGATTTGCTTTTATCAAATTATTAAAATCTTTCCATTCTTCTCTCTTGTCTAATTCGTAAATAAAAAATATTGATTTTTTGTCTTCAAATCCGTCATTAGTTAAAATGTTTACTGCTTCATCATAAATCATATCATACAAGTCTTCTCTGATTGTTCCTGCGGTGCTTGTTATTAATGCAAGTGGCTGTTGTCTATTATCCATACCACGATACATAATATCATATAATGGATATCCATTCTTCCATTGATGAATTTCATCCATAACTACAAAATGAACATCTAACCCATCTAGTGTATCAGAATCAGATGCCAATGGTTTAAAAATTCCATCATTGAATTTGCAAGATATTTCACTTACTAATGTCTTTGTATATTTTCTTAAGTCTTTATCTTTTTTTATCATTTTTTTAGCAACATTCCAAATAATTTTGGCTTGGTCTCTTTGTGTTGCTACAGAATAGCATTCAGGTCCACCCTCTCCATCAGCTATAAGCATATACAAACCAATTGCAGATGCTAATAGAGACTTTCCATTTTTCTTTGCTTCAATTAAAACCGCTCTTTTAGTTCTTCTTAATTTTGTTTTTTTATAACAAATTCCAAAAACTGCAGCTATAAATGCTTTTTGAAATGGATCTAATACAACTAAATTTCCTGCCGTTTTCCCTTTGATATTTCTGCAAAAATTTTCTATAAATTCTATTGCATGATTTGCCTTTTTTGTATCATAATATACATCACTTTCTTTGTTTTTTATATCAGAAATTAACATTTTTAGTTGAATTTTCATTAATTTACCAACTTTTTTTGGGTGTTTTTCTATCCAATTATTGTATTCTGTTATTGGATTGTATCTATTTGAATACTCTATCATTTTTAACTAAAAACGACTTTAGTCTATCCTCTTCATCATTATTTATGTCAGTATTTTTGTTTAAAAATTCATCTAATTGCTTGATGGATGCATTGTATCTTTGAACTGTAGTATTGTATGATTTTAATGCAGGATTTTCTCTGCTGATACTATACTCTCCTTGTGTCATTTCAGTTATTACACCATTTAAGTTTACCTCTTCCTTTAAATCTTCCATAGTGATTTTCATGAATGCAATTTCTTCTATCAAAGCCATTGCTAAAGTCTCCTCATCTTCTGACAAATCTTTACAAAAAGATTTTAATTTTTCTATAAATTTTTTTATCCTTGTTTCTTTCTTTAACTTTGCCAAAATATCATCTCCTTTTTTAGGGGGTGGGGGTTATGCACAACAACCAATATTTTCTTCTAATCTGGGACGTCGCTCGGCTTCGCCTAATTTTGCAATTTTTTTATGGGGGGTATTTTATCTATTTTCAAAAAATATAGGATTTCCATTTTCATCAAATTTTACTCCTCTTTTGTCTTTTGAAAATGTCTTTCTATTTGAACACTCTAAGCATAAGTATTGATAGTTTTCATGATTTAAGGATACATTAACATCATTTAAATTTATTTCATTCAATTCTTTTTTATGATCTACTATATATCCTGGTCTTTCTTTGCAATGCTCACACATTCCGCCGTCTATATTAATTCGTTTTTGTATGTAACTATCTCTACTCACTTTCCAATCTTTGCTATCGTAAAACTTTTTTGCTGCTTTTGTATATGTTTTCAAAATTTAATCTCCTTTTCCCCAAACAAAAAAGAACAACTATTGTTGCTCTTTTTTGCTGCTTAGTTATAATAAAATCGGAGGTGCATTAATGCATTTGCGATATGGTATTTTTATATTATTTTACAATAACATTGTAACATGGTTTTTAATAAAAAACGTCTCAACTTTGTCCCAACTTTTAATTGATGTTTCCTCTTAATCTTTCAACAATTTTAATTAATGCTTTTTCAATTTCTCTGTATATAGAACTTTTAGAAATGTACTTAGTGTTCTCAATTTTTTCAATGCTCCATCTTTTAAAATATCTCATTTCTATTATTTCATATTCTTCTTTGTTCAAATAACTAAGACCTTTTTTTATTTCCATATACTCATATTCAACTTTTTTTAGCTGTTGAGATAATGCTATCTGTTCACTAATCAAATTTAATCTTTTATTTTCAACTACATTAAAATCTGACCCGGTATTGTTGTTGTATGAAGTTGGATTTGAACTTCCAACACTCAATAATTCTGTTTCAATAAATTCTAGTCTATCATTAATTTTTTGTAAACTTTCTTGTGTATTAGGATAACAATACAATTTCTTTTCAAATGCTGCAACAAATACATTTTTATTCATCTTCTACTCCTTGTTTAATTTAATCACACAATCAATGTCCGTAATTTTGAAGAGATTGTTATTTATATTTATATAGCTTTTATTATTTTTGTTCACTTCTATTATTGCATCAATATAATCAAAATGTTCTTCATCAATATATTCATCATTAATTCCGTTTTTAAAAATAACTCTGTGTGAATATTTTGAGTGTTTTGCTTTATATAATTCTTCTCTCAAACTCCTATTCTCTTTTCGTAGATTTTCAATAATTTCTTTTCTTTCTGAATCCCTTTTTATAAATTCTTTTTCTAAATTATTGAATTTACTTTCCCAAATTTTTCTTGAAATAGTTTCTTTTCTTAAATCTAAATCTTTGCATTTAATTAACCATAAAGCAATTCCTAACATTACATAACTTACAAAAAATAATATCACAATTATATATATTGGTTTCATTTTTATTCTCCTTTTTCAAT